AAATGTCTACCACCACAGAACGTCTACCGTCCTGGAAAGCAGAAGTGTACGGATCATTGGGGATGTGAGTGGAATTGAAAACGAAGTGGCGTTGGCAGAGGTCCGCTAAGACCTTGCGACCTTGGGGTGAGTCAAAGACAGTCCGATAATCAGACTGTCTCTTTTTTTGAAAGATCATGCGCTTCTGGCTTTTGCTTCATTAAGAGTTGCTACGGATTCGTCTCTGCGAGACTGTGAAATCAAGGACTGCTGCTGGGCAATCACTTGAGCTTGTTGCATCTGTTCCATCATCTGCTGTTGCTGAAGTTCCTCGTTCTTCTTCTGATCCCGTTCGGCATCTGTACGGAAAACTGAGGGAGAAACTTTTAAAATCTCTGCAGCTAATTCAGCAACTCTTCCGGTTTCAAAACGTTCAATGACAGTCGGATCAAGTTGTGCAAATGGAACAAGGAACTGAATCAGTTGTGAAATCGAAGCGAGTTCACCGGATCTCTGAGCAATCGCTACCGGATTGGAATACGAAATTTTGAACTCTGCCTGTTGCAAGGACTGTGGTGCTTCTGGAAGGGAACCATTGCGTAAGAGAATCGATACTGTTCTCAAGACTAGAGGTCCAAGCAGTTCAACTTCCTGACGAGCGACAATGGGTCCAAGGATCGAAAGCCGATCTCTCTGCCGTGCAGCAATCTCTGTTGCCGAAAACCGAAGGACATCCCCGTCTGCAGCAGTTGGTCCAGGGAGTTCCAGGAGATCAATGTAGAATGCTCGTTCAATCGCATTCCGGACCTGACCCATTTTTGCTTCATTGAGATCAATTCTGGCATTTGTGATCAACGGAGTGATTCGATCCTGTGGTCCAAGTCCGGCCCTGAAATAGTTCAATCCTCCTGGCTGGAGTCTTACGGGTCCGAGGAATCCATCGTCTGGCAGTAACATCGGAGGATCGACTACCTTCTGCAGCGCAATCAGACCAATTCGTTCCATCTCGTTGATCATCCGGACATCAGGCAATGCTTCGATCCCTGGACCTCGTCCGTAGACTTCCATGGAGTTCTTTTGCCATCGACTGACAATGTACGGCAACTCCTCAAAACCTCCTTCTCGGATTTCCTTCCTGGTTGCTGTTTCGATGTAGACGGATAAATACGGTTTCGACAGTTGTCCCTTGCCGGACTTGTTCCGAGGTTTGACACAATGAAGAATTTCAAAGCGTTCAAAGGGATTGTTGTCTGCTGCCTTTTTGATTTCATCGGATAGCGATTCTCCGAACTGACGATAGAGAGATCGTGCGGTGTCCCAGAAGGTCCGGTAGATGGCATCCACTCTGCCGAGTTTGTCTTCTGCGATGTAACAGTGTCCTAAGAAATAAGACCGGAAAACGGGACCGAAGGGAGGTTCATTGGAAACAAACAGGACTGCTGTCCCGAAAGCCATTAGGTCCAGAAAGTATTCATGGATCGAAGAATGGAAACTGCTCTGAGGAGAATTGAAAACAGCCATCGTTCTACGTGTGGTTTCTTCTAGCCACAACTGGACTTCTCTCTCTTTCATCAACTGCGGATCTTCGGTCTCCAATGAGAACCAGGGAACCGTGTTGCTGGTCAACGTATTGTGAAGACCGGATGCTCCTCGGACCAAGGCACGGACTGCTGTGGATTCATAGATCCGATCTCTCCTCTGTTCTCCGGAAGCACGATACCGATTGGTAAAGTCTGCTCTACGAGGAATCATCAGTTCTGCAATATCCTGCCACTGGTTCTCCCAGTTGCCTCTATCGCTTTTCAGTGCCTCGTATTCTTCGAGAATGTTCATAATGCACTCGCATATCTTCTACGATTCAGCGGATCTTTTGCTCCAGTTAAAATCGTGTCTTCTCGTCCGTATCTGTTCAACATCAGTCTTCTGATTCTGCGGAGTCTTTCCTCCTCCGTCATCTTGTCTGCCTTGGTCGTTGCTGTCTCAATATTTCCAAAAGGATCATCGTTCCCTGTGAAATCCTTAGCATCCAGATCTGCTGCCCCATAAGGGGTGGTATTACTGCTATAATTATCATCTGAAGCATTTAAGGAAGCATCTAAATTCCCAAGAGCCTCAATCCCTGGGGTATTCTTTTCAAAGTCATGAACTATTGCTTGGGCAAACTTTAGTTGTGGGTTCTTGTCTCCATAAGCTGTGGCGTACAAATCTTTGACAACTGGGATTACCTTGTCTTCTACATAGGTCGTTACCTGCTCCGCAGCATTTTCCAAAGTTGGATTGCTTTGACCTCCGGAGATTGACGCTCCTGCTTGCACTGCAGCTTCCTGCAGATTGCTACCTGCTTGGACTACGGTTTCCTGGATCTTTGTACCCGTATTGATCGCTTCCTGCTGTAACTGTGTCCCTTGTTTAACTGCAGACTCCTGCAACCCTTGGGCACTGATCTTCGTTAAGTCCTGGTCGGTGTTCGGTCTAGGTACATTGATGTCCTGGATTGCTTCGACCACAGGGGCCGCAAGATCCTGGTCCAGATTCGGTTGTATTGGTATAAGATCCTGATCCACATTGAGATTTAGTCTGTCCGCTAGAGCTTGGCGATTTTGTTCCACAGTTGATGGACTAAATGGGTTCCCTTTCCCACCACCACCACCACCAGCTAAATTCTGTAAGTCCTTCGTGTTTCTGTCTACAAACTCACTCAATAACGACATCACTCACTCCTATAAAATATTGTGACCCAATCTGTTGCCCCCCTTGGCGTTTCAGAAATTTATTCACTCGTTCAAAATCAGACTCCGGCTTCCGGAAGGTTCCATAGAAAAACGGTAGTTTTACTGACTGTGCTACCGACTTCGCTACTTTGTAGAGTTCAAAGGCTGTTCTCGTTTTTCTGTGCTCCGGATGGACGTAGACATAGTATTCATAAAGTGCCGCATCCTTGGTGTACCAGTGGCTTTCGACTCGGAGACCCATGTGTCCCAAGAGTTTTTCCTCTCCGGTCTTCTTCAGAACTACGTGGTGCTGAATGCTGTCGGTTAGAAACGAAATACATTTCTCTTCATCCATCTTTCCGAAGGGAGCCATTTCGACATACATGTTCCGGAGATCTGCCATCAAGGCATCTACATCGGCTAAAGTACACTTTTCAATCATCGGATGGCTGAAGGACTCCGGACCGTAGAAGTCAGAATGCTCTGCTGATAGTTTCTGCGAACTCCCTGTTTTCTCGGATCTCGTTCCACTTCAATCTGTTTCAACAAGGACGGAAGCATCTCGTTGATCTGGTCTAACTCTGCGCCACTCTGTTGCATCGTAGTCTGGTACTGCTGAAGGGTCGGTTCGTATGCCTTGTAATTGGCCTGGAGACCCTCGTAGGTCGATAACAGTGCGTTATAAGCATCCAGACGGGCCTGAGTCCTTTCCGCTTGAAAAGCATCGTAGGCACTCCGAACCTGGGGTTCAAAGGCAACTGCTTCATCGTAGGCACTTCGATACTGAGGATAGTCCTGCTGGTACGACTGCTGTGCCGAAAGTCCTTGTTGTCGGACTGTTTCAAAACGTTGTCTCAGTTCCTCCACACGGGAGACGGGGTTGTATCCTCTGGCCATGCTCTCCAATGGTTGAAAGGGTCAAAAGTGCGATCTGACAAAGATCCCTCGGCTACCTCTGCTCTGGGTCTCCAAGTCCGAACTGTTGCATACCGAAGAGATTGAACTGCATAACGGGTGGCGGACATCAGGTCATCATTCTTTCTGACAATCTTTCCGTCTTTTCGATGATAGATTCTGTATTCCTTGTACCAGTCCTGCAAATGATCAAAGACCTTCAGTCTTCCGGTTTGAAACCTTGTGATCATCGCCATGATTCCTGGTTCTACCGCAATTCCGCCTTCCGGATTGTGAAAGTGGGAACCCAAGAAATTGACTCCGGCTCTGCGATACTGATCAGCTAAAGCATGTCCACTTCCTTTGTCATGAATGCTCCCGTCATGAGGCCAAGCTACCGGAATCCAGTTTCCTCGGAGTTTGATCGCTTCGGCATGTTGCAACATCGCTGCACCAGACTGACAGTAACTGTCATAGAGATAAGCTGTGTCCGTGTCACGGTCCCAGGCTACCCAGATTGCTGCAGTCGGATGGTCAAAACCGAAGTCAATTCCACAGATCCTCGGCCAGTGTTCCGGAATTTCAAAGGCTCTGACCGAAAAGGATTCCTCTGCAATCGGAAAGACTTGTCCACTTCCAAGTACCGGAATTCCCTTGGATCTCATTTGACGCTCATGCAACGGTAACGCTGAGAGAATCTCCTGTTTTACATCTTCAGATAAATGCGGAGCATCGTCCCAGGAAGCAGTCACCAGTTGCTGCGAAGGCTTTCGATCATTCAAAAAGTTCTGAACAACTCCGGTTACTCCCCGTTCCGGTGTGAACGTCAGATAGACCGGACCCCCGTTCTTCAATGATGCACGAAGTGATTGAGAGTAAATGTCCTGCGGTGGTTCCTCGTCCATCCAAACTACGTCTACGGCTACTCCCATCCAGGCAGAAGCACCACTGTCGTATGATTTGAACTGGAGTCTGCTCTTTCCATTGACATGCTTGACCAGCACCATCCCGATCCCGTTGGGAACCCCAGGATTTCTTTCTGTCGATAGAATCAATTCTCTCGGTATCGCTGCTGTTCCCTGTGCATCCGGATCTCCTGGGGTTCCGAGAAGTTCACACTGAACAATGTCTCTCGTTGCATAGTGACTCTGCCCTGCGGCCCAGGCTTGAATCGGTCTGTCGAACCTCCAGCCATCCCACCACTCCGGATACAGTCCCGTTAGATGATATGCCATCTCTGCTGCACCACAGAAGGTCTTCCCGACCTTGTTTCCAGCCATCAGACAACGTTGCCGTGCCTGATTCCCAGAATCGTCCCTGCTCCGGTGAAACTCTGCCTGATACCGATACGGTTCGTAAGATAATAGCTTGTTGAACTTCTTGGCTTCCTCGTACTCCTTCTGGAGTTCCAGAGCCTCAACTACTATTTTTTCTTTTTCAAGCATTTACCGGCCATCTTGCACTTGCTCGGTGACGGACACGTTGCACACGGTTTGAAGGCTTTCTTTTTTCCGTACATCATTTCGTTCCTTTCGGTTTGTTCAGACTGACCTTTTTCCCCTGGTACTCAGCCATTCTTCAATGATCTCCCTGTTTGATTCCTTGCTCGGTTCTTCGACTGTCTCTCATTGACTAATCGACCACTTTTCGTATGAGACTTGTCTTCTCCCTTGCGATTCGGATGCTCTCGGTTTGCCTTGTTCAGTTCTGCCCGATACCTCTTCCTTTTTGCTGTCGAGTGGTACTTGGTATCATATGCCTTTTTCTTCTCTGAACTCCGGCTCTTCCCTTTTCCTGCTAACTTGTTTCTCCTCTGTGGAACCTTTTTCACTCCAGCATCTCCGATAACGTTCACAAAGAATTCGATAATTACAGTCATTACAAAATTTGAAGAGACGCACCTTTCAACATCCGTTTTTACGTAACTGCTTTGAGCAGTTCCTTGAACTATTGATTATCGGTTTGCCCATGGGCCTCCAACAGATTCGCTCTGCCGAAAAGATGGCTCGACTACCGAGTGCGGACCGTGGTGTCCAACAAAGTCCATGAACGTTTACGTCTCTACAATCTCTGCATCCTCTATCGATGACAGTCCGAGTAACTTCTCGGCTAACTCGTTGCCTAACTTCTTCCTCGCTTCCTCTTCAATCTCCTTCGGTGACCGCTTGATCACTTCCTGAGTGATGTGCGATTCGGTCTTCGGCTTGAACCCTGCTCGGTCCAACAGGTCTCTGGTTGCATTGAAACGAGTCTTCTCATCTTCTGCAGTGAACGCCAGATCAACCATGTTCTGTAACGCATCCACCGCAATCTCTCCGAGATTCGCTCGGACCTGCAATTCCACCAGTTCCCCATATTTCCTGTTCATCTCACGGATTGTATTGGCCGGAAGTCCGGACTTGTCCGATAACTTCTTGACTGTCAAACCTGCCGCTTTGCCCTGGGACCAGAGAGCACCCATCGGAGCACACTGAATCTTGCCGAACTTCTCCTTGATCTCAATGTCTCTCTGCTTGACTCGGTGTCTGGGGTCTTTCATGTTTCTCCTTTTGATCACTTTATATCAGTTTTGATCAGACCGTCTAGTAAAAATTCCCCCCGTGTGGGGGAAGGGGATGACCTACCACAGACCAAGGGCCGATTTTGTGCCCCACCCATCGATTGAACCGAGGAGAAAACGAGGACCAAATCGGTGGTTAAATTGCGATTTAGTGCTTTACTATCATCGATATGTTCACTAATTGATGCTATGGAACTTATGAAACAGAAACAGTAGCCAATAAAATCAGTGACTTATTAGTTTCTGATAAATTATCAATGATAAAAAACGGAAGGGATCGGAAGGTACTGGGGGGATCGGGCAAGTTCAGAAGGTCGGATTTTGTTCCGGAAAATTGCTTTTCCCAAGCTTTCTACAACTCAAACTCCAACCTGATCCCCAAACTATCATTTCAACTATCATATACAATATACGATATAACCTGAGCAAATGCCTGGACCTTGAGCAAAAGACCAAAAAAAAAT